AAGTCTGTAGTGCAAACATACTTTACGTCTACACCGTCTTTCTCTGTGTAGGTCGCTTCTACTTTTGCTGTATCAAATAGTGGACTGTGATGAATGTTCATTGTATTCCTTGTCTACGTCTTCAATAAATTCTTGAATATATCCCCAGGCTTCTTCTGCTTCGGCTAGGGTAATACCTGTATATGCTTTACCTATATCCTCTACTGTAAAACCTAACAGTTGTTCATAGGTCCAGTCTCGAGTTTGTGACATGTCTGCCCATAGAGAAAGAACTTCATCTTCTTTACGTTTAGCATCACTAACACTCCAAAACGTATACCAACAACTGTTACTCCAACGACTATAACTCATGTTCTATTGCCTTACTGTAATATTCTGGTTCCATGTTTAGACTCATATGAAAGTCAAACACTGTGTAACCCTCTAATGCATACATTGTAGCACGACTCGGAGTACAGAGCAAGAGTTTTTCTTCCATATACCCTGCTGTTTTTACTCTAGAATGTTCTACAAAACGTTCAATGCTGTAAAGTCTATGTTCGATCATTGTATTAGTTTTTGTGCTAGTGTTAATGCTGTGGCTGTCGCCGGAATAACACTGCCTAGCATTACTGCTTTATCGTTCCAATAAATGCCCACTACCGTCCAACTAGTTGCACCTAGAAGATAACAAAGTTGTCCGTATATGCCAAATCCTGCATTTTGTAAAAAGATGCCGCCTACTGCAAACAAAACCCCTATCCACTTTAGATAACTGTCAGGTCCGCCTGAAGGAGTACTTGGAGCAACAATTTCAAATTGGTGTTGCATGTCCTCGAGTTCTGCTTGAAGACGCTTCTTTTCTTTACTCAGTTCCATAGCAAGGGTTGCGGCCTTGCTCATAGCACGTTCTTCTTTGTATTCTTCTTTTGTCTGTTCTTCGGTCATATTAGTCCCACAAACTCTCATAATACTTTCCAAAAAGTCGGAACCCATTTGAAATACGTTCTTGTTCTTTTTGCATCTCGTCTCTATCTTTGATACGCATATACACATCGTCTTTGTTTGCTTTACAATCAAATGCGTATATCATTTCGTCTAACACCCAATCCCAACGATCAAAATGTTTAGGATCTACTTCACCCTTTTTACCGTATGCTTCAATTTGCTTTTTAGTAGCACGTAGTTGTTTAGGCACGTCTACGTTATCAACACACGGAGCACCATGCTTTTCTTTTTTAAGTTGAATCAGCATAGGCAAGATGATAGGAGCAAGAGTATGATCCATGCTCCAAGTGTCCCAGCGGTCAATACGAATTTTGATCTTTTGTTCCCTACGATCTAAGAAAAGATTGATTGTATAATTATAGAATCCTTGAACAAAGTCTTCTACTTTTTCTAACATACGCTCAAATTTTGTATATTCAGTTGGCCAATCAACATATCCATACTTGTCATTCATATAATTAGTATGGATGCTGCAAAGCATCCTATTAGGGAATGGACCAATTCGCACTTTCATAGTAAATCTTTTAACCTCTGTAAAGCATCATTTGTAAGAAAATATTCTTGGTATGATGTCCCAACTTGTGTGTCTTCAGATATAAACCTAAGCTGATTAAGGTTGGATGGGGTGAGGTGGTTAACCTCAACCCTCAACTGCCAACATTCATTTTCAGCAATAACAGTACCTTCAAAATTATGATGATCAGATATTGATTTCATTAAAACTCCTTAACCAAAAAACGATTCGAGAGAAGATTGAGTCGCATCAGGATGATATTCAGCAAGAACACTTGGTCCCATATTACGCTCAAGATAGTCATACCACTCTTCAGATTTCCACATACCTTCACTTACACCATTCCACAAGGGTTTCCACATAGGATGCTCTTTGTTAAGGCGACGTTCGTCAACAAACTTTTTACGAGTTTGTTCATAGTCCCAACTACCCAACTCAAGCATCTTTTCACGAAGGTAACAAACCAAAGAAATGCGTTCAGCTTCATCGTCAAGCATTTTCATTTCAGTGTTTCCGTGGATCACCTCGTGGTTGTTCACCAAAAGAAGATCTCCTGGACGAACATTAACTGCTACACGGACTTCAGGGAATACGAGATAACCACCCTCGTAGTTGCCAGTATTTGACAGAACGAGAAGGTTAGACAACCCATCACTAAAGTCACCAGCATCCCTATGACACGCAGTACGGAAAGTTTTGTTTACCGTAACTGTGGTAAAAGGAGTTCCTGGTATAATAAATTTAGGGTCAATTTTATTTGCTGCTGTAATCTGAGCATCATAACGCTTGGGTAGCAAGTCGTGAAATCCTTTAGACAAGTGCTGAAGGAATGGAAATGACATCTCAAACTTCTCGTAGTTATGATCAGTGTAAGAAGTTGCACGACCATAAGGAATACGAGGATAACGATCAAAATATCCAGCAATACCTGAGAACACAGAGTTGGCGTAGGTAGTACTACAAACTAACTCTTTGAGGACTCGTTTGGTTTCAATGGTTGCTTCATCAGGAGCCATGGCACGGACTTCTTCGACCCAGTTGTCAAAGACAAATCCTTCGTCTTTGGTGCGATTGATTGACCAGACTTGTCCTCTGCTTGAAGCAGCCGAGCTACGATCTTCTCCATATTTGTCCATTATTCCTTGAATAGGATCTTCACCAAAAAGGTTTTCTCCTGGGTTAATAAGATAGTCCATAATCTCAAACTGATACTCAGTAACCCATTCGCGATTACCTAGCGTACCAGATTTAGGACCAGCCGCAGTCCCTCGGTTCTGCGTTTCAACTGCAGCTTCCCGAAGTCCTTTGTATGCCATATCTTGTTCTTCTTTCGTAAAGTAGTTTTTACGAAACTTAAACGCAATCCGAGACTCATTTGGCTCAGAGTCGTCCATCTCACCAGCAGGGAGATAACAATCTGTATCTTCTTCAACGAGAATGTCATATGCACTCTCATCGACAAACTTGCCTAGAATCTGTTCACAATCGTGTTTTGTTTCAGCTATAATTACCTTTACCATTTTTCGCCTTCCTTAAAATTTGAACCCATCGGTTTCAATTGCTTTCATTCTTGTACCGAACTGACTAGAGTCAAATGCTGATTTCTCAGCAGTATAACCTGCATCAGAGATCCCATCTTGGGCTTCACTTTCAACAGTATACACTTTCATTTTGCTGCGATCAACCCCTACAATAAATCTTTTATGTAGTTGAGGATCACTATAACGATTCTTCAATTGCTTCACCATAATTTGATTCAACTCCTGCAACTCCTCGGTACTAATCAAAGCGAACATCAGGTCAACCGTAGCAGGCAAACCAAACGACTCTGAGGTATCCTCAAGTCCTGGATCAGAGCTAGTGAAACCAGAACGTGTCGTTTGAGTAGCACTCAACATTGGCACATTATATTCAACTGCCAAGCCACGCAACTCTTCAGCAATCGCTTTAATATATGTATAAGAGTTTACATTGGCTCCCTGACGAAGTCTTTGAGAAGCGCAAATATTCAAGTAATCAATCATAATGATATCAGGTTTGAAGTCCTTCTTCATCTTCAACTCTTCAAGTAATGCACGGAAGTGACCAGCGTGAGCCGACGCAGTCGGATACTCTTTGACGATCAACTTACCCTCAGTCCTTGAAGCAAGTTTTTGTACACGATTAGTAAAGATTTCTTTATCAACCGTAGCCAACTCATCCATAGACAAGTTCAACAAATTCGCATCAATACGCTCAGCGATGCGTTCTTCAGCCATCTCCATACTTATGTATAAGACATTCTGATTTTGTTTAAGTGCTGCCGCAGCGACGTGACACATAAACAAAGATTTACCCACACCTGTACCAGCAAGGATAACATTCAAAGTTTTCTTACTCAACCCACCCTTAGTGATCGTGTTAAACATCTCAAGATCAAAGGGAAGTTTTTCTTCAACACGATGATAAAACTCATAACGAGATTCAGCGTCTTCAAGGTAATCGTGCCCAACGTGGTTGTCAAAACTTACCGAAAGTGCCTCAGACAATAAAGCAGGAATAGCATCCTTTGTTCTTTGCTTATCTTTCCCATCAATAATCTGGATAGAATCCATAATTGACAAATAAACTGCTCGGTCTTTACAAAACTTTTCAGTGCTGTCGATCAACCAAGCATCTGCCTTTTCATCAGGAGTTACTTTGTCCAGATAATCGAAGACGTCTTTCACCTGATGATCTAGAACATCTTTGCGATTACCTGTTTCAATTTTAACAATATCAAGAGTAGGTTGTTTGTTATATTTTGAGAAGAACTTTTCAAACTCTTCATAAATTACACGCTCAGTCTTATCTGAGAAGTATTCCTTCTTCAAAAACGGAGCCACCTGTCGGCAATACTCTTCATTTTGAATCAAGTTACTCAATATAGACTGTTCAATCCTCATCCGTACCCCCACCATAAATTATTTCATTATTATCAAGCTGTTCAAGAATCAGTCCGTGAAGAATACTACCGAGAACAGATTCAAAATTTTCCCTTTGATGCTCTTGGACAGAACCACCATCAAGAATATCATAAGTGAAGGATACCATTGGATCGTCATCGTTTTCTTTAAACTCAACTCTGCCAAAAGAAAACTTCA